CCATTAATATTTGTAATACCTTGAACAGTCGGAAACGTAGGTAAGCCTGTAGAATTAAATTCTGTTGCATATGGATTTTCGTAAAGATTAGCATCAACCCAAGTAGTTCTCGATAAAGAGCCAGTCACCCATGTTCCATCTTGGTAATTATAACAAACATATCTATCATTAAAATCAGATGTTGCTTGTGGATAGTACCAACAAATCTCTTCGTATAAATGATTAAGACCCGCATACACTGATTCCCCTGCAGAAAAATTTACTCCTAGATTATTACCATTTTTAGTTGTAAATACAAAATCTTCAACTGCACAAGGCAGTGATTTTACTGTGCCGTCATAAACAAAAAAACCGCCAGATTCTCCCATCCAATAAACAATACCATTAACATATTTCATAGCGTGTTGACCAATACATCCGCAATTAGAACCCACTTGTCTAATAGAAAAGGTAAAGGGTGGTCCAACAAATTGCATTACGTATGCAGCATTATCCGTAACAATAAATGTGTAATCTTTACCATGAACTGCACCTACTATTTTTGTGCCTGAGTCTAATCTAAAAGTTCCTGCTGTATTAACTGAAGTAGGTGTGTAATCAGTTATATCTTCTTGATCTGAAAATCTAATAAACATTTTGTCTTGTGTTCCAGGAGTTCCAATAGTAGTTTCAGTTCCAAACATAATTAAATGTCTATCCCTATCCGAAACTAATGACATAACAGATGCAGTTGGTGCATTTGATATTATTGCTGCTCTGGTAGTTAAAGCATTAGGATTTGAATTAATAGGATTCCAAGAAAAAGATTGACCATTTTTTATAGTAGCAATTAACTGTTCACCAAAATTATCTAAAGACCAAGATGCAGGATCTATTGAAAGAGTTTGTGATAATGATTCAATACCCCATCCTGTAAATACTTCAACACCTGCACCGCTTGAGTGCGCAGATCTAGTTCCCGCTGCAGCTCTTGTAATACCAGTAAGATCGTTTGATGAGATTCCTGTATATGAAATAAATTCAGCTCCTACTTTGATCGTGCCAGTTGATGGAAACCCTGATGTTGATGTAAGAGTAATCGCTGTGCCAGATCCTCCTGTTCCAGCAGTGTCATCTAACAAAGCTCCATTTAATGTGCTAAACACTTGTTGTCCACCACCCCAAAGTCCTGTTCCCCATCCAAATCCAAACGTTGAACCTAAAGCTCCTGGTTTTATGTATGGAGTGATTGTTGCAGATCCTGATCCGTTGACCGTTGTCCCTGCTGCGCTAGACATTGTAATTGTAAACTCGTCACTGTTAGGAACAGTAACTACTTGAAAAGGATTTGTTGTAAAATCTGTGCCTGAATATCCTGCACCTGTTGGAGGAGTCACAGATGAAAAAAGAAAAATATCTCCTGGCTCTAAACCATGTGCGGGTTTGTTTACAGTTACTGTAGTTGATGTATTAACAGTATCAAATGTAATTCCTGTGATTGCTGTACCTAAAGGGGTAATGTCAAAAAAGGCACCTTCGTAATAAATCACTAATACCTTATTTGTGCCTATTGCAGCATATTTTCTACCATCAAGATCAGCCCAAATAAATTGTTCTCTTGCTGCTCCTACTATAGTATTTTCTAAAAGTTGTTCCCAACCACCTATTTTTTCTGGAAGACCATATCTGAACCTTACAAAATCACCATCAGTCCATTTACCTTCAGCTCCAGTCTGAGTGACTTGTTTATTAAATCCAGGGGCTATTTGTACTTTTGTTAAAGGCATAAGGTATTATACCCTAGAAAGAATATTATTTAAATACTGTCTAAATTAAGATATATAACAAGCTTTATGGATCATACTGAATTTATAATGGAGATTAAAAAAATAGTTTCCCCTGAATTTATCAAAATTATGAAACCTTTTATAGATCACAAAGCAAAAAAAAACCTTACAATTTTAAGTGGTATTAATAAAAATATTAGGGACGTAAGAGGATTTTCTTTAAATCTAAAAACTCCTACCAATATATTTTATTGGAATTATGTAAAATCTGAAATACAAAGGTTATATACTTTTTACAAAATAAAGTTTCCACAAATGTCTAGTGAAAAAATTGATCAGATTGATTTGTTAAAATATTCAAGCGGTGGAAAATACGAGGTGCATACAGATCATTATACTACCTCTCCTAGACATTTAAGTATTATTATAAATCTTAATAATGATTATGAAGGAGGTGATTTAATTTTTACAGATCAATATAAGAATGAAATAAAAAGATTAAAGCTAGATAAAGGATCTATAGTATTTTTTCCAAGTAATTTTATGTATCCACACTTAATTGAACCAATTACGAAAGGGACTAGATATAGTATAGTAGCATGGCTGCAGTAGATTATAAATTAATAAAAAACTTTTTTAATAAAGATGAATTAAAAGTTTATCAAAAATATTGTTATAATAGATTAGATCTAAATAAAGATTATGTTATAGGTAATCAATCATTTTCCCCCTCTTGGTATAAAGATCCATTAATGTCTTCTATATTGGAAGAGAAACTTACATTTGTAGAAAAATTATCAAATTTAAAATTATTTCCAACTTATGCCTATTGGAGATATTATATTTTTGGGGCTACATTATTAAAACACTCTGATAGAAAGGCTTGTGAAATAAGTGTAACTATCTGTATCAAAAAATATGATAATTGGCCTATAATTGTTGAAGGAACATCTTTTGAATTAGAAGAAGGTGATGCTGTTTTATATGCTGGATGTGATCAAAAA